GGCCCCATGCTGTGCGCGTCGTTCCACCTGGTAGGGCTTGTGTTCGTTGATGTAGGCGACGACCTCGGACTCGAAGCGTGTACCTGACCGTTTGTTCGCAGAGGAAGTCATGGCTAGAACGGTTCTTCTTCATCGAGGGTCAGAGTCTCAACCTCATGCTTCGCCTCACGGATTCGCTCCCGGTCTGACATGCCGTTGCTGTCGCCGTCAGCGGGGAACCGGGACACAGGTTTCGCCACAGAATCAGCGGTGATCTTGAACTTGCGCCTCGTTTCCCCCTCCTTGTTCGTCCACTCGTCCTCCTGTAACCGGCCGATGAACTGGATGTAGTCGCCTTTGTGGAGTTCTTCACCGATGTTTTCTGCGAGATCACCCCACGCTTCCACATCTATCCACAGGGTCGTCTTCTCCCCGTCACGGGGCGTCCGATTAGTGGCGGCAATCCTCAGCCCCACCACCGGGCGACCCGACGCTGTTGACCGCAGGTCAGGGTCTTGCCCCAGCCGGCCTTCGCCTTGAATCCTTATCATTGTTCTCCCTCCTTCGCATCCAGACTCGCCTGGATTGCTTCTATTTCAGCGTGCGTGCTGATGTCGGACGCCTTCTTGATTGAACGACCCAACACTTCGGTTGCGATTGCTCGCAGCTTCGGCGGGTCGATACCCATTGTCTTGGCGCGTGCGGCAAGCTGACTCAACTCGTCACCCACGCCTTCCTCGGAGGAAGTGGCAGCAGGACCGGAGTCTGATGGTGTTGTCGGGGGAGAGGGTCGCCCCCGCTCCGGTCCCGCCGCCGTGTCATCGAATGTGGCTTCGAGGGATTCGTCCATAGCAAGATACAACGCCACGCCGAACGCTTGAAGGGCTTTCTTCAACGCATCGGACACCGCCCCCTTGTATTCGTGCCCGAGGTCGAGGATCGCACCAGCCCTAGTGTGTTTGATCTGCTGGCCCCCGAAGCCGTCACGCATGGAACACCCTTCGCCGTTGGCGACGGTGACCCGGACATGGGCGATGATCCAGTCGTCGTCCCGTTGCGTGGACATGACCTGGTATGACCAGCCGAAACCCAAGACCTCGTTGGCCCGGGAGATCACGGAACTAACCGGGATATAGGTGAGTTTCTGGCCGCCTTTACTCAGGCTGGATTCGATCTTCTTCGGAAACTTTGCTGCCAACTGTGTGAGTAGGTCAGGTTTGTCTGCCATTATTTCACCCTGTCTTTCTCTCGATCTATCTTCGTATTACAGATGTTGCAGCGGCCTTCGTATCGTCGGGTTGCGGGGCTGCCCATGAAATGTCGCACACATTTGGGGCATTTCCACATTCCGTTTTTCGGCCAAGTTTGCAGCGCCAGGATTGACCCCTCCGGGTCAGGGCTACCGGTCACGGTTGCTCACGGTTCAAGGCCCGGCAGAGAAGTTCGTGGATAGCTACTACATCGGGGTGGTTGCCGGAGCGATGGCCTCCGAACTTTTCGGCCACATAGTTACGGGTCAAGTAGCCACCCCGACCCATGACGTAGGCGTTACGCCACGGCGAGTAGAGGGTCACCAGCACATAGCCGTCGGCGTTTCCTCCGTCGTAGTCGCCGGGCAGGGCGCTGACGTAGCAGACGTAGTTGGTGCCGTTACCCGGTTGGTATTCGTGGCGGGACACTTCCGCGCCACGGGTCTGGTCGGTTTCGTAGGTCATAGTCGAACCACGCTGGACTGAGGACCGCCCCGTCGCCATTACTCGTCCTGCTGTTCGTTGTATGTCGGGTCTTCCCCAACATCCAGACCGTCAACCGGAGGGTTCCAGGTGTCACGAATGTTCGCAGAAGCCAACTCGACAGGCACAGCCCCAGTCGGGAGTGCCCGACAGTCCGTGTTGTTCGCACAGAACCGGCAGTTCCACGGCTGCTCCTTCGACGGCCCCTGATAGGACGGCACCATCTCCACATAGCCGTGCCCCGGGATGTGCCGTTCAGGGATCTGGCCGGCCCGCACCTGCTCCCAAATGCCCTGCATCCGGTCAAGTTCCTCGACCACAAGTTCGTGGAGGGTGCGGTCGTAGGGTTCCACGACCTCATCCATGCCGACGTAGAACTCCAACGTCATCCCGGGTCGGATGCCGTCACGGTACGACGCATCCTTGCTGATGTAGACGAGATGAACACCATCGGCGTGCAGGCCGTAGCAATAGATACCGCTCTGTAAGAGATGTTCGATTTTGGGGCCGGGCGCTTCGGTCTTGCCGCCCTTCATCGCCAGCTTGAACGGGTAGGCGGTCATCGTCTTGATCTCAACGACGACACGCTTGTCGCCTTCGATCATCAAACCGTCAGCGTGACCGGACAGGTCGTAACCCAACGGCCGCAGGTCACATTCGACCTCTGATTGGAACTCAGACCACAGGCTGTGAAGCCCCGACTGGACCCGTTCGTGCATGGCCCGACCGAGATGGAAGGCCAGCAGAGTTTCGTAGGGCAACGGCTCACATTCAGCGACCCGGGCTACCTCGAACCCGATGCGGCGAGCGCAGTTGTACGCCGACGAGCCGCGCAGAGGCGTCCCGCAAGCTGTTGGTCGGCGGCCTTCTTGTTCCCGTTCAGTTCTCAGGAACAGGTCGAGAGTCGCCTGGATGATGCCTTGATTGGTTGGCTCTGGCACAGAGTCCCCCTCTTTGTTGTGCAGTCGTGCTGCTGGTCACCCCCAATGGTAGGGGGTGGGTGTGACAGAAGCAAGTATGGGGGTGGAGGGTAGGCGGCCCCCCAGCCTTACCTACCCCCCCGCCCCTATGTCAGTTCGCGAGTGACGCGTTGCCCTTGTTGCCGACCTGCTTCGCCAAGATTGCTTTCACGCCGCTGAGCAACGCAGCACCAGCCGCGATGCCGGCGCTCTTAGCACTCGACAGGTCTGTCAAAACGAAAACGGAAAGCCCAGCCTGCAACGCCGTGGCGATCAGTCGTTCAATCATGTCCCGTGTGAAAGTCATCGTTACCATTTCTCCTTCTTCCGATCCAATACATGAACCGGAGCTTGAATACTGACCCCGTACTTTGGGGTCACCACCATGAACGCCTGCTGCGGAGGTTCCGCAGCAAACCCGGCTATCGCCGCATACGAATCGTGCCCTTTCAGGCTCCCGTTGACGACCAGGCCGGCGCTGGCGGCCATCACCAACTGGTGCCAATGCCCCATGATGAGAAGATCGTGAGGCTTGTTTACCTGCAAACGGTATTGAAGACGTTTGATCGGCGGCCAGATCCCACCGACACCGCCGCCTCCTTTCACAGAGTCACCGTGGGTCAGCAGTATCCGGGTCGAGTAGACGTTGAACAGGCAGTCGTGCGACTCCGGTATCTGCCAGGTCACATTGTCGGCGGTGGTGATCTGCTGTGCCGAGTGTACCAAAAGCCAATCCCACGAATCCCGTGCCCGGCCCGCGGTGCGAGGCTTGATGGTCAGCCGTCCGTGGTTGCCGACCACCGAAACAACATGGACTTTCGGGAAATGTTCAGCGAGAAAGTCGATACACCCAGCTACCTGCGCGGCCCAATGGGCGACGGTGACCGGGGCGTAGGGTGTCTCGTTGTGTTGGGCGAGGTCATGGATCGTGCCAGACACCAGGTCACCGCCGAGAACCAGCACCAACCCGTCGATGTCCACGCCGGCCACATAGTCCCGGGACAGTTCGACAACCTTTTCAGCAAACCGTTGCAACCTGAGTTCAGCTATCCGACGGTCATATTTGTTCAACCCGCCGTTTTCTTCACTCTTGACGACCTCATCGAAATGCGTGTCCGACAGCATGGCGACAATCGTGGCGGCCGACCGTTTCGTCGCCTTCGGCGTCAACCACTTCGGGGGCTGCTGGCCGGTTGCCAGTTCGTAGGTGTCCACCCGGACAGCCAGGTCGTCCCGTTCCGATGTGAGGGTTTTGACCTGTTCACGGGCGAGAGCTAGTTCGACTTTCGCTTTCGCCGCCTGGTTTTCCAGCCGGCCCATGCGCCCCGTCAGGGCTGAGAGTTCAACAAACTCGTCTAACGATTCAACCAACAGCCCGCTTCTTGCGTGCGTCCACTAGGGCGTTGCATTTCGCTGGCGTCGCCTCGTCAAACCCCAGCGTCTTCAACCAGTCGGAAACAACTTTCGATCCGGCGTTTGAGGCCATGATTTCGTCCACGATTTCTGCGGGAAGCCCGTCACACCACCGCTTGCTACTCGCGTTGCGTCGTGAAGAAGCGAACTCTGCGAGGCTTACGGCACCGTCAGAAGGCGGCATGTGAGTGTGCCTTCCCAAAACGATCCGTCGTCCGAATACCGGATGGGGGACATTTCGATGTCTTCCACCGTGACAGTTTCACTTCGGTCCCCTTCCTCGAAGGTGACGGCCTGAGCCTCAGTAACCAAGGTTCGTAACGCCAGATATTCTACCTGCGAATCAAACCAGGATGGCGCACCCCCCCCGAAACTGGTGGCAACACGGCCCTGGATGACCAGCGGGGCGATGATTTCCTCAATCCGGTTGGGCTGAGGCCGGGCGTGTAAAGACCAGCGTTCCAACGAGGGTCCGGTCGTCGTGTCTGTGCCCCGAGCCAAGGTGACTGTAACGGTGAAGGTTTCTGACGCCGGATCGGACGCCGTGTAGGCAGTCTCAGCTCCGGTGCCGGTCAGCACCATCGCTGTCGAGTTGTTTTCTTCATCAACCAAAGTGAGGGTGGTTGTCCCGTTGGTGCCTGGACCTAAGCCCCGGTAGTTGGTGCCCGAATCTGCGTAGTCGAGGCCCGCTGCCCGGTAGTCGATGCCGGCCCCGGTTAGCCCGGCGGTTGTCTTGTCGAACCTGCCTGACACGGCGCGGGCAACCTTGGAGGCTGCCGTTCCAAACGTGACCACCCCGGCGACCAGTTCTGCGCTGGCCGCAAGATTCCCGGCTGTTGATTCCCCGTAAAGCTCCCCGTTTGAATCGGTG